TATCAAGTTGATCTTATTGTAATGGCAGGATGGATGAGAGTTGTGACTAAGAAATTCTGTGAGGCATTTGCTGGACGTATTATAAATCTTCATCCATCTTTACTACCCAAGTATAAGGGATTGAATGCAGTACAGCAGGCATTAGAGAGTGGAGATGATGAAACGGGTGCCACTGTTCATTTTGTAACAGAAGAGTTAGACTCTGGTGCTATAATTAAACAGCAGGAGGTTCCCATTCTACCAGGGGATACTGTTGAGTCTCTACAGCGAGCAATACAACAGGCAGAACATACTCTTTTACCCCTTGTGATTAATGCTTTCTAAAGATAGTAGATTGCGAGTAACTGAGATTGCTTGTAGAGTAAAATTAGGACGGTCAGTTACTCTGGCAGAAAGAATTTGGATGAATAAACTCATTGAGCATAATAAGAGTGCCCGTGGTATCGTTGAGAGGATAATGTGTCCTTATAAGATTGAAGATATGTAAAAACGGTACTGCTTGACTAAATAAAGTAACTGTGTTAGTATTAGCACATACGTTCAACCCTTCGGGGTCGCAAGTAAGTCGCGGAACGGATTTCGTTCATCCCTTTACGGGGACGCAAACGACTAAAGGAACGGACCTTAAAATCCAACTACTTTAGGAGTAACAACATGGCACAAGTCACTTACCGTGGTATCAAGTACGATACCAATGACAGCAAAACCTGTCAGAAGCAAGTCTCTGAATTAACTTACAGAGGCATCAAGCATACAGAGTCAAAAACTGTGTGTGCGAAGTGAACTAAGTCTTACTTGGACTAATTTGAAGAAGGGCTTGATGCCCTTCTTTTTTTGTGCTAAAATCTGGATGGTTTCTAAATAATGAGAAACAAAATGGATAAAACTAAATTAAAACTCATTGTTAAGAATCTTAAACTGCTTGTAGATTCATTAGAATCAGAAGTACATTCTGATATTGATGCATATAAGTATGATAACTATAAAGAATTGACTCCACAATTAAACGATTACGATGAGGTCTTTGATGACGACGACGGATACCCAGATTAAATTGATAAGTGTTACTCCAGATGCGGAGAAGACAATTGCATATGTTGCTCGTGTTAGTAACCCTGAGAACCAGGAGAACGATAAGTTCGCTGGTCTATTAAGGTATTGTATTCAGCATGGGCACTGGAGTGTCTTTGAGCAGGCATTTATGACGGTGGAGATTAATACCACTAGAGGACTTGCTGCACAGATACTACGGCACCGTTCCTTCACCTATCAGGAGTTCTCTCAACGGTATCAGGATGTCTCTCACATTAGGGAGGATATACCTTTGCCTGAACTGCGTAGTCAGGATGAAAAGAATAGACAGAATAGTATTGACGATGTAGAACCAGCAGTGGTTGAGAAATTTAATACTAAAATGAGAAAACATTTTGATGCATCTATAGACCTCTATAAAGAGATGCTTCATGATGGTATTGCAAAAGAGTGTGCAAGGTTTGTGCTTCCTCTTGCTACACCTACTAGATTGTATATGACTGGTTCAGTGAGATCATGGATACATTATATTGAGTTAAGGTCTGCACATGGAACTCAGAAAGAACATATGGATCTTGTAGAGAATGTTCGCAAGGTTTTTATGAAAGAATTTCCTACTGTCTCCGCGGCCCTTCAGTGGTCTAAATAAATTTACACATTATTATTATCAAATGCCAACATACCCAGTAATACATAAAGAATCTAAACAGAAGAAAGAACTTTCTATGACTATGAAAGCTTATGATCAATGGTGTAAAGACAATCCTGGATGGCAGAAAGATTGGCAAGCCGGGTGTGCTAGTATGTCAACTGAGTTTAAATGGACTGGTGAAGCAAAGTCTAGTGGATGGAATGAAGTACTAGACAGAGCATCCAAACAACCTGGTGCCACAGTTCGTAAACATCGCGATTATAGTTTCTAAGTATGCCAAGGAAAAAGAAAACGGATCAACCAATAGGCGTCGGGATGACCGCCAAGCAGATGAAGAGAAAGAAACCAATTAATACTGATATGTTAAGGGAGATTGAACCCTTAACACCAAACCAGCAACTTTTATTTAATGCATATGCAGAGAATAAAAATGTTGTGGCATATGGATGTGCTGGTACAGGTAAGACATTTATTACACTCTACAACGCACTCAAAGATGTCCTGGACCAAGAAACTCCTTACGAGAAAATATATATTGTTAGGAGTCTTGTTGCTACTAGGGAAATTGGTTTCCTTCCTGGTGATCATGAAGATAAGTCCACACTTTATCAGTTACCTTACAAGGCTATGGTAAAGTATATGTTTGAGATGCCTACAGAAGCAGACTTTCAAATGCTTTACGGGAATCTTAAAGCACAGGATACTATTGACTTCTGGAGCACCTCATTCATTAGGGGAACAACTTTTGATAAGTCTATTATTATAGTAGATGAATACCAAAACTTGAATTATCACGAACTTGATAGTATAATGACAAGAGTTGGTCAAGACTCAAAGATTATGTTCTGTGGTGATGCTACTCAGACTGACCTTACGAGGGAGAATGAGAGGAATGGTATCGTTGACTTCATGAGGATTCTTCGTCTGATGTCATCTATGGAAGTCATTGAGTTTGGAGTAGAAGATATTGTTCGCTCCGGATTGGTCAAGGAATATATTCTTGCTAAATTGGAACTTGGTTTATGAAGTTTGAGCATTGTAATTACTTAGGTGAACTTGAATTAACAAAGAAAGACACTCCTGGATGTAGGTTGTATGAACTCCCTGATGGTCAGTGGGTTCCTTCTATTACTTCAGTAACTTCCTTTTATAACAGACAAATCTTTATTGATTGGCGTAAGAGGATTGGTATTGAGGAAGCAAACAAAATTACCAAGAGAGCAACCACCCGTGGCACAGATTTTCATGAAGCTGCTCAGGCATATTTGGAGAATAGAGATTTGGTGTGGGAGGATTACCTTCCTGCTACTAAGTTTATGTTTCATCATGCGGCACCATATCTGGACAAGATAAATAACATACACGCTATAGAAAGAACTTTATACTCCGAGTACCTTGGTCTTGCTGGAAGAGTTGATTGTATTGCGGAATATGAAGGAGAGTTAGCGGTAATAGATTTCAAAACATCTGAGAAGATTAAACCTGAGAAGTGGTTGGAAAACTATTTCGTTCAGGAGACCTTTTATGCTGCTGCTTACTATGAATTAACTGAGATTCCTGTTAAGAAACTTATTACCATTATGGTCACCCCTGGTGGTGAGGTGAAAGTGTTTGACAAAAGGAACAAGGGGGATTATATTAAGTTATTAGTGAGATATATTAAAGAATTTGTATCTAACAGTACTGGGGCAAAGAATGTCAAAGGATGAACTAGAAAAGGTAATGGCCAGCAAGTTTTTCTGTCCTGCTAAATTTGCACAGGAAATTGAGACTTTGGTTCTAGAGAATAGGGACATGAATTATATTGATGCTATCGTACATTTCTGCGATAAGAATAGTCTTGATGTAGAGTCAGTTCCTAAACTTATATCCAAACCGTTGAAAGAAAAGATTAAATGTGATGCACTAGAGTTGAACTTCATGAAGAAGACTTCCCGTGCGAAATTACCTTTATAGAATGTAATAATTATAGAACTTGTTTTTTATAGGGTGAGGGCTATATAATAAACCCTAAGGGAAATTCGACTTTTTATTCCAAAAAGGTCGGTAAAAAATCCCGGCAAAAATTTACCTGTATTACCTTTTGATAATGGATAATTTAGAAATGAAAAAACTGAAGCCAGGCACTATGTGTCCGGTAATGGTTACGAAGATTCCTCCACAGATTCAGAAGGAGATTGATGGTTGGGTAACGGAAAGTAAGAAGTTTCAGAGTAGTCCATTAGCAGCACTGAAAGCCCATGAGAATGTAGGGTATCTTGCTATGGATGGGAAGCAACATAATTCATATCAATGTTCTATTTCTCCTCATTTAATTGATCAATCTTTTTGGTTAGCATGGGTATTAAGATTGACCGCAAAGTATTGGGGTGCAGGAAAGGGTAATAGAGAATTTAAATTAAGAAAATGGGATGGTCATTTTGATGGGTATGATATCTGGACTAACTTTGCTTATAAAGGAGATGATAATCCGCAACATAACCATGCAGGGTTGCTTTCAGGTGTGATGTACTATAGGAATCATAATCATCCTACTATATTTGATCAGCATAATTGTGCCTATGATGGATTAGATGGAACCATGCTGATGTTTCCTAGTTCAGTCTTACATCATGTAGAAGAACAGACTGTTAATAAAGAAAGGATTACAATAGCATTTAATATAGTAGAGAATGAAAGTGAATGATGGCTAGTGATGCATATCGTTGTTATCTTGCTTTAAAGAATCACTTTACCAAGGAAAAATATGACTACCATAAGTATCGTGGTAAGGTTAGAGCAACTAATGCTGCCTTCTATAAGAGAAAGGATAGGTTTTGGTTTGAGAAATTTGCTAGACAGAAGGATGATAAAGAAATAGAAGAGTTCTTTGTATCTAATTTTATATACTCTACTGATCCTGATACGATGTGGATTGGTGAGATGATAAAGGAGGGTGAAGGAAGATATACTGAATGGCAGAAGAGGATTCAGTCACTTTCCTATATTTTTAAGGAAGAGATTGATGTTCTTTTTGATGGGAAGAAGTTGGATGAAGTCTTTGATTGTTCTAAGGGGCATCCTCTTCTTCTAAGAAGTTATTTGGGTGGGAAAACTTCCCTTGAAACTCTTGTAATATGTGATAGAATATTAGAGTTCAGGAAAGACTGGGATAAAAAATTGAATGATCCGGTATGGGAAACCGTAAGTCTTAAGATGAAAAAGTACTCACCCTTCCTAAATATTAATGTACCGAATTATAAAAAAATCCTACAGGAAACTGTACTATGAGTGAGTTTTTTCAATCTGAAGTTGTTCGTGCTGAATTAGCAGAGATACAGGAATTACAAGAAGAAGTTTATAGTAACTTCTTTAAGTTTCCATCTATGTCTAAGGAAGACAAACTATATCATATTGATATTTTAGAAACTCTTATTGACAAGCAGAAGATTGTCTATACTCGTTTGAGTTTATCAGATGATCCTGAAGCAAAGAAATTGAAAGAACATATCAATAGCTCTGCTAAAGATATGGGTCTTCCTACTGATGTTGATATGAATATAGTCTTTAATAATATGATGCAAATGGCGGAGATGATGAGAAAACAGGTTGACAGAGATCAATTTCAGTTGTAGAATAACAAGGTACAAACAAGCCAAATCTAACAAATCCGAGGTAATTTAATGTCTTTTGCAGACTTAAAAAAGAAATCTTCTCTTGGTTCACTGACCCAGAAGTTAGTCAAAGAAGTAGAGAAGATGAACAATACTGGTGGAGGTGGTGATGACCGTCTCTGGAAACCAGAAGTAGACAAAACCGGTAATGGTTTTGCAGTTCTACGCTTTTTACCAGCACCAGAAGGGGAAGATATTCCCTGGGCAAAGATGTATTCACATGCATTCCAAGGTCCTGGTGGATGGTATATAGAAAATTCTTTAACCACAACTGGTGGTAAAGATCCTGTTTCAGATTACAACCGTGAACTATGGAACAGTGGTAATGAATCCGACAAGGATGTTGTTCGTAAACAGAAGCGTAAGCTTTCTTACTATGCAAACGTCTATGTTGTAAAAGATCCTACCAATCCTCAAAATGAGGGTGGAGTATTTCTCTACAAGTTTGGTAAGAAGATCTTTGATAAGATTATGGAAGCAATGCAACCAGAATTTGAGGATGAAAGTCCAATCAATCCATTTGATTTCTGGCAGGGTGCAAACTTCAAGTTGAAGATCGTTAAGAAGGATGGATACTGGAACTATGATAAGTCAGAGTTCGCTGAAGTATCACCACTCCTTGAAGATGAGGATGCACTAGAAGCACTATGGACCAAAGAGTATTCTCTTACTGCCCTTACTGCTACTGACCAGTTCAAATCTTATGATGACCTAGAGAAGCGTCTCAAGTATGTTCTCGGACAGAGACCTGCTCAACGTCGCGTAGATGAAGAACTTGAGAATGAAAGTGAAGGTCGTGGTACATTTACACCAGACTTTAAGTCTAGACCACCAGTTGCAGCTGCTCCAGTAGCATCTGCTAGTGCCGATGAGGATGATGCACTAAGTTATTTCCAGAAACTTGCTGAGGAATAATTACTGATATAGTTTAATATTTTCTCCTCTTTTTAAGGTTCTAGTCACATATTGGCTAGAACCTTTTTTATATGACATGAGTTGTTTCATATCATCTCGAACTACACCTAAGTATATACCTTTTAATATACGAATATTTCTTTTTTTATTTTCTATGTTTATTTCATACTCATAGTTAGTGATTGGATTTGGTACATCAGTTTGTACTACATATCCACGTATTGTTTCATCCCAATAGGTGATTGAATAATCGGATGCTACCTGAAGACCTTCGGGGACAATTACTACTCCACTACTATCTGTTATTTTTTTAGTTTCATAGTGATGAATTCCACTATACAGATAGTTGTATGCTGATGTGTACTGTGTGGTATCAAAAATTGCATACTTGTCTAAAATAAATCTATCAAAATCATTTTGTAGAAGAGGCCATTCAGTTTGAACATTAAGAATATTATTACATAGAAGAACCAACCAATCTAAAGATGAATCATTATAGACTTCAAAGGCAACATTATCTGGTCTATCATCTCCTTTGATTTGATATTCAGTAAAGACTGTGGCATCATCAAAAA